AGCGCCATCCGCCCTTGGATCACTTGTAGCACCATCACCAGTTGGTGATTTTGCTGGCTCAGACGCTGCGTTGTTTGAATTCCCTACAGGTGCACCAGGACCAGGTTTTCCAGAATCAACTTGTTCTTTTTTAACATTTGTTGGGAATGGAAGAACTTCATCTCCATCAAATCTTTCTGGTAGTCCAATTTGCCCTCTAACTTCGTTAGGCGTGAGTACTTCTGTTCGCAAATAGCGATCATTAATTCTTGACTGAATATCCTCATCCACCAAGTCAATCTTCTTAAGCTTAATCTGCATTAGATCTGTAAACTCAGCTACAATTCTATTTAGTTTCTTTTCAATGATTGCTTGATCTGGACCAATCACTTGCATCTTAAAACTCTTATCTGCATCTCTTGATACAGCCAAGTTTGCATTGTCATAAACACCAACTTTTGGCGCAGGAACTCTGTTTGCTACAAGAATTTCATCTCTGTTTGATTTGCGATACTTATCAAAAGATGCATCTTGCACTCCAGCTTCAAGCTTTTCAAACTTAATATCAGTATTAGTTCCGAGGCTGGCAGGGAGCGGAATTACCAATGTTCCATGATTGCGACCTTTAACTTCATTTCTAAAATAATTAATCAATTCTTGCTTAGACTTATTACTAAGCTTTGCGCCTTTAAGAATAATTGCATAACGAGGTATTGCTTTATTTTCAAAATAATCAATATTATATTCTTTTGCAAATTTATCGCCAATGATTGCTGTTGCTGCAGATACTGCAGATGGTATTCCGTAGTATGTGTTATTTGGTGAATAAATTTTAAAATGAATTAACTCATTAGGTTTTGGATCGTTATTAATTGGGTCTGGTGTTTCTGTATCTTGGAACTGTCTGAAGAAAACTGCTTGGATTTTATTTGTTTTTGCAATTTGCACATATCCATCACGCTTTCTACGCACACGAACAAGAGTTGCAGGGACATGACCAATATACCCAATCTTACCAGCATTATTCCTACCGACTTCAAGATATCCATTCCCTACAGTCAAAACATCTTGCCAAACACGAACCATTGTTTCAATCAATGTTTCTTCAACATTCAAAGCTTCAAATGCTTCATCAAGCCCTTCTTTAATATCTTGATACTGCTGGCGAAGTCTGGTTAGTTTTTCTTCACTACCTTGAGCTTTTTCAATTCTTCTTTTTGCTTTTAATGTTTCTGAAAATTCATAACCAAGACCAACTGTATTCATAACTCTTGCGTTAATAGCTGCGTAATGAATTGCGCTTTGATCATACAATCCAGCCAGCGTGTCTAAGTCGTAAGGAGGATTTACAATGTCGTAAAGTGAATATCCGCTTACAACTTCTGGGTCAACATATTTTGACTTAGTGCCATCTTCTCCTTCGTGTTTCTTTTGAAGACGCATAGCTTTGCGTTTCATTTTTGGAGAAAGGCTGTCAATTTTAACTAGATCAAATGGGTCAAAGGCTTCAACTTTACTTGTAAACCCCATATATGAGATATCATCAATTTCTTGTTCAAGAATAATTGTTTCTTCAACCATCTCTGTTTTATTTTCCATTAGCTCTCCTATTTGAGAAATGATCGTCATACATATCTTCAAATGGATCAGCTACCAATCCATCATTTAGCCTTTCAACTTGATCATCTTTTTCTGATGCTGAAATTTTTCTTGCACCAGCAATCCACTTAACCAAACCGTCTGCATCACCACTCCAGTAGCGACCAGCTTCCAAGACTCTTCTTTCAACATCTAGGTCGTACATAAGACCTTCTGCGCACAGCACACCGCCATCACCATCAGAAAGAGCTTCATCTTTTGATGTGAAATAAACACACACACCGTGCGCTCTTTCTGGAACCCAAATGTTTTTGCTTTTAATCATATTTGACGACATACGGTAAATTATACACCACTTTTATTAAAAAATGATACACAAATGTTCAGATATCAACGAATTGGGCATGCACCCGTAGCGCAGTCATCCAATTCAATTGATAAATCAGTTGACATTTGCTGTAGTGGAACAGAAAGGTTGAGTTTTGACAATGTTTTTTCATACTCTTCTTTTGTAATCTCTTCGTAAGGAGGCAAAGGGAAGTTATGATCTACATGCAAAAGGAATGATACAGACTTAACGCTCTTGTCGTAATTCTTCGCTAGCCATTCTTGAATCGCTGGTAACTCTTCTTTACGGTAATAGACGGTTACTGAAACTGCATTATCTGCCCACTCAGTCTGCATCTTCTTAACCCATTCAAGCTGCTCAATAGCAGTCATGTTTGCTGCCAACACAGCTCCATCTGGTGATTTGCATGGGAACTCAACAACATATCGGCTATGATCCTCCCTGCCATCCAACCCCATGTCCCAAGTAACTTTGTAACCACGCTTCCTGCACGCATCAACGAGCGGGTCAACCGAGCTAAAACGAACTCTGCGAATATAATACTGAGCAAAAGCAGGGTGGATACCAGGAGTTACCCCTGGGAGTAGGGACAGTGTTCCAGATGGCTGAACGGTTGTAAGTCTTACTGACGGGTTCCAGCCATGCTCCTCACTGTAGCTCTTATCGTATTCTTTCAAATATTCGTAGGCTGTTTTTAGCCAGCCAATTTGAATCTCTGTGCATTGCAAAATTCCAGTTACTGACTGCCCAAGTCTTCCATTCTTATGCACAACAGTGTTTGTCTTTTCATATGGATACGAAAGTCTTGTAATCTGTTTTTGCACCATATACAGAAGTCTTGAAATCTCTAAGAGTTGCGCTAGGGACTCAATATTTGGCAAAAAGATTGTTGCAAGATTGCACGATTCACCATCGGCAAGCGCAATCTCTGCACATGGGTTGAATCCTTCAATAGTTGGATCTGGCATCTTCTCGCCCAATCTTCCATGTGTTCTTGCAAGTTTTCTATTCAACAAGCCATATGGCTCGCCAGTTCCGTCATAACCCTTCCAGAACTCTGCAACAATTTCATCATACGAGTCGGCATAGATAGAGTTGTTTGAGTTTGCTCTCCATGCAGGAACATTGCCGCTACCCCAGTTCTTTGCTCTAATAAACAACATGTCATCAGGATCTCCAATTGCAATCTGCGCCGATCTGCGTGATGATCCAGACACAACAATTCTTCCAATAATGTTGCAAATATCAAGAACATCAATTGAACGAAGCTTCTTTCCAACTCTTTGATCCAACACTTTAGAAATATCTGCAATACCATCTACGAGTGCGCCAGAACCAGAAGCTGTCCCCCCAAATGTCTTGAGTGGTGTTCCAAACTCACGAATCAATAAAGTTGAGTATGTAAAAGATTTACCAGTTACAAAGTAAGACTCAAGCACTTTATGGAGCAATTCCCTCCAACCTTGTCTTGAATCAGGAACAATAAAGTCAGCGTCATTTGTTTTTTCAGCTGTGATGTGATCTACTTTTTTAACTTTTGGCAAATCATGAATCTTTGAACGCTCAACAGAAAAACCAACTCCACCGCCAAGCATTAAGTAATCAAACAAAAGTTCAAAGTCTTCAATTTTTTCAATGTTTGTAAAAAAACAATTATTAAGAGAAGTTCCTGAAAACTTCTTTACAAGAGGCGTACCGAGTTGCCAGAGGGCTCTGCCTGAAACTGAGCACCTAAGGTTAAACATGTGATCAAACAAAGCTTCTGCTTCAGATTGTGTAAATGGAACCCCGATCTCAATAGCGCCATCAATGATTCTTTTAATTGTTTCAACCCAGGTCTCACTTCTGTCGGTTCCTTCAATTTTGCGGCTATATGTTCTTAAATAGACAACTTCTCCAAGCCCACCAAACCCCCAAGGTGCAATTCTTGAATTGTAACTATTAATAAAATCTGTTGTAAAAATTGACATGACATACCTCCAAAAGTAAGAGAACCATCTTACCCTGGGGAAAGACTCGGTGCAACCAAAAATACTTAGGTCTAAGAAAAATTATTTTCGTAAAAAATTATTCTTTCAAGAATTTTATCTGCAACACTTGACCAAGAGTGTTCGTTGTGCAGTATGCGTGCAGATTGAATTGTATATTTCTTAAACTCATCATATTCAGAAACAACATGAGTCATAAGATCCATCAACTGTTCCATATCTGGATAAGCCCATAGCCCTGTATCTTCACCGTACTGATGACTATTCCAATCAGCATTACCCATTTTGCATGAAAGAGGTATTGAGTATTTTGCAAAATCACTACATCCAGTTGCATCT